TCATGCCTTATAATCCTTGGCGACGAACCCAAGATCGGGATTGCCAGCCAGATGCGGGTGCCAGAAGAAGCGGCCTGTTTTCCTTTCCTTGAAGTGGCCGCGCACCCAATGGCGGCGCTGCTGAATGCCGGTGTTTGCCGAGGCGTCGAGTCTGCTTTTCATCTCCGGCTTGAGATCGACCATGTGGTAGGAGAAAAACGGCTCTTTCCCGCGCTTGACGCGCGCGCGGTTCAGTTTGTCGGAGATGTCGGCCTCCGAAACCTCGAAAACGTTTCGGCAAGAGAGAAAGGCGAAGGCGAATAGCGGAATGCCTTCATCTCCATGCCAGTCGTTGCACATAGACTGCATATACGCATCGAACTTTTTCGCTCCGTAGCGGGCGTTTGTCCTAGCAAGGGTCTGAAGAAAGGCCGGATGCGCCTTTTTGACGAACATGCGATCAAGGCTCAGCGCGCAGGCTTTTTCCTTTGGCGTCAGAGAAGCGGCGAAGGCATTCGCTTCTTCGACGATGCACCGCATTTCCTCGGCTTGCTGCGCATCCATTCCTTCGTCGGAAAGCCGTTTTAATGCCGGAAAGAAAATGCTTTCTTCCATTTCGGAGAAGCGCCGATGCCTGAAAGAGACGCGTATCTGATGGATGGTCGGCGGATTAATTGCGTTCCTGAAAGAATAGCCCATGGTCATAAGCAGTTCGCCGTCGCCTGTCTGCTCCACAAGAAAGCCTATGCGTTTCGTCGGCGGCTTTCCCGCAACGGCGCGGAATTCAACATTGTGGTGGAACTCGATCTGAGGAAATTCGAGCCAGGTCAGGCCGTAAGGCGGCATAGCAAAATCCAGAAGGGCAAGAACCCCCGACGGCTTCATGTCTTTTACGTCATGCAAGATGCCCGTTGTCCGTTCGTTAAAGACGAACTTGTGCGCGCGCCTGATCTTGTCGAGCACCCGCTCGAATTCCGGGCCTTCGACTTTACGAAAGAACGCGGCTTCGCCTCGCGTGTAGGTTTCGATGATCTCGTCGCACAGCATTACGCGGCCTCCCTTTGCCCGACGGCTTGTTCGACCAGTTGGCGAATGCGGCCTTTATTGAAGCGGAAATTAAGCAGGCAGGACGCGCGATACTTCGTCATGCTGAAGTCCATCCGCGCCGTTTCGCCGAGCAAGGCGAGTTGCTTTTCGCTGGCGGGTTCGTTCATCCAGCGGCGGGTCTTGTGGGCGCTTTCGCTTGTCTCGCGCTCGTTCAGAAAATCGTCGGCCACGGCCATCATGACGACGCGCTCGCCTGTGCCGAGAATTTGAACGTCGCGCTCGAACCCGCCAACGGCGTGCCAATAGCCGCCAAGCCAGAAGATCGCTGCCCATGCCGAGAAACCGGAGGCCATCAGCGCCGCGTCATCATCGAACAGGTCAATCCAACGGAAGCTGCTACGCTTCAGAAGATCGATTTCCGTCAGGGCAAAATCTTCAAGCGGCAATTGCTCTCCGCCGAGGCCGATCTCGCCGACCGGATTGCCGACAGGGAATTCATAACCGCATAAAGCGCATTCCTGCGCGGACAAGGGAACGGTCGCGCCGCATTCTGGGCATTCTTTCGTCGGCGCTTCGCCCTGAACGGTTTTGCCGTCTAGATTGACGTCCTGTTCGAGGCTCCCGTGCATCAGCGTGGACGTTCCAAAATCAAGCACGATGCAGTCTGTTTTTATGACGCCCGGATGTTCCTTGGGATCGATGGTGCGTAGGCCACGTCCGATCATCTGGATCATGGTCGAGCGGTATGAGCTGGGGCGGAGCAGAACGACACATGATGTCGGCGGGTAATCCCAGCCTTCCGTCAACACGGCCACATTGACGATCACACGCGCGCTGCCTTGCTGAAACCGGGCGAGCGTGAGACGGCGGTCGCTATGAGCCATGTCTCCGTGCACGAGCACGGCTTCGATGCCGGAACGGTTAAACGTTTCCGTCACATTCGTCGCATGCTCAACGGTCGAACAAAAAACAACGGTCTTGCGATCACCGGCCTTTTCTTGCCAATGCTTGACGACGGCATCCGTCACGACGGGACGGTTCATGATCGCCGCCACTTCCGCCATGTCGAAGTCTATCGCGGTCTTACGCACCTGCCGCAGCTCGTCCTGCACGCCCACGTCGACTACGAATGTGCGCGGCGGCACAAGATGTCCGGACTGGACAAGCTCCGTGAGTCTGATCTGATCGCCGACATTGTCGAATACGGGGCGCAGAGCCTTTTTGTCGCCGCGATTGGGCGTAGCGGTCAGGCCAAAGATTAGAACATCCGGGTTTTTCTCTTTGGCTTCATTGATGATACGGCGGTAGCTCTCGGCTGCGGCGTGATGCGCCTCGTCGATCACGAGAAGATCGAGCGGCGGCATACAGGATATATTATCGGAACGCGCCAAGGTCGGAACCATGGCGAAGGTCGCGCGGCCACGCCATGATTTGCTGTTCGCGTCAAAGATAGACGTGCTGATGGCAGGGTTTACTCGCGCGAACTTCATGACGTTTTGCGCGGTAAGTTCGTCGCGGTGGGCAAGGATCGCAGCCTTGCCGCCCGTTTCGCGCAGGATGTCGCCCGTCGCCGCCGACAGCATGATGGTCTTGCCAGCACCTGTCGGGGCGACGCCGAGCGTATTGCGCCGCTCCTTTAGAGCAGCGACGCAATTTTCGACAAAGATCTTCTGTCGTGGCCGGAGGAGCATCGGACACCCTCAAACGAATAAAAATGGAAACGAGGATCAGCGCGCCCAGGTCGGGACGTTGCTATTTGGCGTTCCTTGTTGTTGAGGGGGCTGTTGCTGAGGCTGTGACTGCGTTGGCATTTGCTGCTGCGGCTGCTGCGCGTAACCCGTTTGTGCGCCGAACATGACTCCAGCATATTCGGGGTTCTTGCGCGTCAGAACATATTGCAGGCGATTTTTGTCGGCGTAATTGTCCTTGCCTTTTTCAATGCCGATTTTGGCGACGAACTGCAGACCGTTGAACGCGCCCCAATCCTGAGTGATGCGCTTCTGCTTCGAGGCAGGGCTGTCGTCGTCCGGATCAAGACCGAAGGCGCTATCCAGCATGGCGCGCAGGGCTGCTTTTGTGATACCCCACGCTTTGGATTGGCCGCGCTCGTCGACCTTGCCGCCTGAAACGGTCATGTTCTGCCAGAACTTGCGTTTGGCGAACGGGCCTTCGAGAACCGTGAACTCGCAATTGAGATATTCCACGTCGCTCGTGTTGCTGCGCGTCAGCCAGCCGCCTTGGCTCGCGCTGCCGGGACGAATGGTAATAACCACCTTGGCGATTGTGCCTGCCGGAATAAGCTCGCCGACCTGCTGTTGACCGGCATCGTTGAAATCCATCCCTTGGTTCTGGTACATGTGTTTTTACTCCTGTGTTTGTTGAACGACATTTGCGGGGGTTTCGGCATCGGTCGGCTGTGGCCTGCAAAACTCCAGCCGTTCCGATGCCGTCTTTGTGAGGGGTTGCCTGATTTTGTCCATGAGCCGCCCAAGATGCGGCTCCTCGATCATGGCGAGGCGTCCGCTGCGGTCGCCCGCCGGATAGCCCCACGGGTTCAGGGCTTGGCAAACAAATGCGCGATAGGCGGATCCGTCGTCTGCCTTGATCTCGGCCATTGTGACGACTTGATCGACAATGCCCGGCAGTTCGAGGCCGGTTTTGCTGCCTTCAATCTGCGGCGTGTAAACCCGGCGGTTGAAGTCGTCCGTCTTTTCATCGAGGATCCCGACGAACCAGACGTTTTTGCCGCGCGTGTGCTGCAAGTGCGTGAGCCAGCCGATCATCTCGCGGCCAAGAAGGCCATAAGCGCCGCGCGTGTCTGGCTTGCCCGTCTTCTCGCTGATGGCTTCGGGCTGGCCTGTGCACCATTGAAAACACAGACGCGATGCGACGGTGATGCTATCTATGAAGATCGTTTCGTATTTGTCGAGCACAGCCGCGTCACCGAATTCGCTGCACACATGATCGTAATGCGCCTGACTATAGGGCTGGTTGTCGCGCAGCGCCGGATTGGGGCCACCGATATAGGCCGCGAAATCGCGGCACTCCTGCCATGTGCGCGGGCGGATTGTGTCGCCACCCCAGCCTTCGACGGCCAGATCGCCTGCCTCAAGATCGATGAAGAGCGTGCTCGGGGCGTCGAGCGTCCAGAGCAAACTTGTTTTGCCGATTTTATAGCGCCCATTGATGTGGCCCTTGATGCCGCGTTTTTCGGCAAGACGCTGATCGGCCGTGATGAGTTTAAATCCGGTCATATTACTCCTTCGTTTTTTGTTTGAGGGTGTAGGTTTCCCGTCCCGGCACAACGGCGCGCGCGGGAGCAAGAATCTTCTGGATGTCGGGAGGGGCCGCAGCGTATTTACGCTCGTCCACTTTGAATTCGGCCTTGGCATAATGCTTGGCCGTTTCGGTCGGCAGAGAATCCAAAGCCGCGATCAACTTGGCCTGATCCCACTTGACGGTCTTGCTGACATCGGCGGCGACATCAAAACCGCAATCTTCCAAATGCACGACACCGGTATCTTTTCCGGCATCAAGACGCGCCTTGTGAGCATCATCGCCGTATTTGCGGTTCAGGGCACAGGCGAGTTTGTCCTTGCGCAATTTGAGGAGCGTCGCGTCCTTGTCGAGCAAATCGATCAGGTCGGCCAGTTCCGGCGTTGCCAAGGCGGCAATAGACGGAATATCCATCTCATCAAGCGCGGCGGGATGAAAATTACGAAGGATCATTGTACGCCTCCAAAATTCTGTCCGTAAAATGCGATGAGCGCCGCCTCGGCCATGCCGTCGTCGCTGCGACGTGCCCAGAAATGTGCGAAACGCGGCATGAGTTGGCTGGCGCGGTAGCGGGCGTCGTCTTTATTGCGGGAGACTTTGAGCTTCGCCTTCCACGTCACCGGCGTGACGAGCGTCATGGGCAGAAAGTTGGCGGCCACGATGCCCTTGATCGCGCCATAACTTTCGCCAAAAGAAAACATGCTGGCCACGCCCTGTTTTGGCATGGCGGAGACGCGCTCGATAAACACGCTCACTCGCGCGGCATTTTTTGTTTTGTCATCGAGAATGTTGGCGAGAGCCGTCAGATCAAGAACGCGACGATGCCCCTTGGCCTTCGTGATCGTGAGCGTCGGCATGGGGCATACGTCCATCTCTTCGCCGAAGAGAAAAGCCAAAGCGCCGGACAGACCGGGATCGATGCCGACGATCAGGGTCATTCGACTGCTCCGATGCTGTAGAGGTCTTTGTGCTTCACGCGCCCTTTGGTGACGGCGACGATTTTGTCGGCGATGACGGGGCGCGGGCGGCGCTCGCCTTTGGCGTATCGAGCGACATTCAGGGCGGCGCTTGTGCTGTCCATGCCAAGCATCCGCGCAAATGCCGCGTAAGAGAGTTTTTTCGCTATGAGGTAATCGGCCAGTTTCATGATGATAATCACATATCCCATTTGGATAGGTTAAATCAAGATTAAAAAGGCCTATTAGGATGGTTTTATGAAACTATTTGCGTTAACCATCCAATTCGGATATGATGGTGCATCCAAATTGGATGGGGTGATGAGAATGAACAGATTGAAAATCATAAGAGAACAAGCGGGCTTTACCCAAGAGGAAGTCGCAGCGGCGCACAAGGTTACGGCGCAGACGATTCAGCGTTTCGAGAAGGGAACGCGCAACATCAGCCTGTCTTGGCTCGAAAAACTGGCCAAATTTTATAAGGTTCGCGTGTCCGCTTTGATCGATGAGATCGACGCGCAGGACATAAAAGCGATGGATGCTGATGTCGACGAAGCGCTCTTGCGCGAAATCCTCACCTACGCCCAAGCGCGCTGCACGGGGCATGACGTCGATCCAGCGGTTCTGGCCAAGGTCGTGTGCAAAACCTACAAAAAATGCCGCAAAACAAGCGACAAACAGAAGAATGCGGAAATCAAGGAAAAGGTGGACGACATGCTCACCTGCGTTGTCGACTAGGCTTCAATTCACGCCCTTGAAATGCGTCAGGTACATAATAGCCTCTTTGAAATGATCACGAGGCAATTCTTTCAATTCATCAATCTGATAAAAATTGACAAAAGCCATGCGCAAAAGCAGAGAGCTGCATTGGAGCCGCTCCGCGCGGGAGAGGATAATGCCCTCTAAAATCTTTACCTGATCGTCATCAATCTGCCGATACAATCCCGCGATGAAGCCTTGTTGGCCGGGGGTAAACAGGTTTTCTTCGTCCGCCATTTCCTCGAAAATGAGGGACACTATTACATTGGAATTGCTCATAAAAATCTTCCGCCGAAGAATGATCTCTACCAAAATGTTGCAAGCATGGGTTGAAAGATGCCAGAAATTAACGAAAAAATCAACAAAAATCTTGACTTTCGGCATGAATAATGCGGAAATTGAGCATTAATGATACGGAAAGCATAACATGGCACTCACCCCTGACCAACTCCGCGCCGCTCGTGCGCTCCTGAATATCTCGCAAGACGATCTTGCGAAGGAATCCGGCGCTGCCCTCACGTCGATCCGTCAGTTTGAGCTGGGGGGCATAAACAAGCTGCAACAAAAGACGGAAACCGCTCTGCTGTCCTACCTCGGAGAAAAAGTCGAATTCATCGGTGGGCGTGGTGTTGCGTTGCGGGAAAAAGATCATTTGATCTTGGATGGTGAAAGCGCAATCGCCCACATGTTCGAGGACATACACACACATTTGCGCGGGCAGGAAGGCGCAGAAGCCTTGTTTTTGTGCGGCAACACGCCATGTCTGTTTTCTCCCGAACTCATCGGCTATTGCTCAGCGCTACGTGATGCCGGATTTGCCTATCGCGCCATCTGCCACAAGCAGGATGCCGAATCGCCGGTACGCGTCGCTCCTGCGAATTTCACGCCGCTTCCACTTCAGATCGTTTATGGATCGACGGTCGCGCAGATGATCGGCCCTGACCGCCTTCTGTTGGCACGCTCCCCCATGCTGGCGAAAGGTCTGAAACAAACCTTTGAAATGCTCTGGGCGGCTCTTCCTGCGATTGATGCCGATGACGAGGAAGACGGCCCAGAGGTAAGAAAACCGGCATTGAGGGCATAATAAGCCTATCCAAAAAGGATTGGTTTCCGCTTTTTATTGACAGACCATGCCTATTTGGATAGGTTCTTGGGATTAGGCGGCCTATACCGCCCCATTTTTCCCAAGGAGAATTGCTATGATCCCCGTCGTTTCCCAGCTTTACATGGACATGGCGCACCGCTGCGTGCGCGAGACTCTGAACCTCGTGCGCCAAGGCCGCACAGACGAAGCCCTTGAAGTTGCCGAACTGGCGGTCGACACTTACCACAAAGCCATCGCGCGCGCCCATGACGCGCACCTCGATGCCTTTATCGCGTTGGCCATGCGCGCGCCGCATCCATCCGAACGCGTCGCGAGGCAGGCATGAACCTGTTCGAGCGCATCAAACGTGGCATCTCCCGCACCCTGCGCCAACAATGGCGCTGGTGGAAGACAATCTGGACTGGGCTTTGATGCGTGTCGCGTCCGCCCATGGATACTTCATCGAAAAAGAAACCTCTCTACGTTGTCGCCGATTTGTTAGCCGTGGCTATTCTGCGCAAAATAGCGAGAGAAAATGGAAAATACTGCGCTGAAGAACTGGACTTCTCTACGGAAGGAAGCGTGTGTGTGGGCGAAAAGAAAACGCCTAGAGAGAGCATGCAATGACGCCTATTATGCGCCAGATCAAGGAACTACAGGATAAGAGTTTCGCCGAACTCAAACAGCTTTGGCGGGATTACTATCAGGCCGAGCCGCCGCCCTACAGACGTGGCTTTATGGCTCATGCTTTGGCCTATCGCATTCAGGAACTGACCTACGGCGGATTATCCAACAAAGCTGAAAATCGCTTGAACGACCTTCTTGCCGAAGCCAAAGGAGCAAAAACAAAAAGACGTGTGGCTCCAGCAAAGATCCCTGTCGCTGGAACGCGCCTTGTGCGCGAATGGCGGGGAGAACGATACGAGGCAATCGTTCTTGGAAACGGATTTGAATATGCCGGACGCAAATGGAATTCGCTCACAGCCATCGCTCGCGACATTACCGGCACGCATTGGAACGGCCCCGTATTCTTTGGCCTGCGGCAAGAACGTGGGGGCTGTAGCTCCAAGGAGACAGCGGCATGAAGGATGTCGTAAAGCCTCGCGTCCGCTGCGCGATTTACACACGCAAGTCTTCGGAAGAAGGCCTCGACATGGAATTCAACAGCCTCGACGCCCAGCGCGAGGCGTGCGAGGCCTATGTCTTGAGCCAAAAGGCTGAAGGCTGGACGGCCTTGCCTGCCAGTTATGACGATGGTGGCTTTTCGGGTGGCACACTGGAGCGCCCAGCCCTCAAAAAATTGATGGAAGACATCGAACGCGGCATGATCGATATCGTGGTCGTTTACAAAATCGACCGCTTGTCGCGCTCTCTTATGGACTTCGTGAAGATGGTCGAAGTGTTCGACCGCCACAAGGTGACCTTCGTCAGCATCACGCAGTCTTTTAACACCACAACGTCGATGGGAAGGCTGATACTCAACATCCTTCTGTCCTTCGCACAATTCGAGCGTGAAGTTATCAGCGAACGCATCCGCGACAAATTCGCTGCAAGCCGCCGCAAAGGCATGTGGATGGGTGGTTGCCCTCCGTTGGGTTATGATGTGGTCAGCCGCAAGTTGGTGATCAATCCTATGGAAGCCCCGCTTGTGCGGGAGATTTTTGAGTCATTCACGCAGACGGAATCCTGCGTCGGGATCATCCGGCAACTTAACGCCGTTGGTTACACAAAGAAGGCGTGGACAACACAAGGCGGTCGTCGCCACGAAGGGAAGCCTCTCGACAAACAGTATATTTATCGGATCCTGCACAATCGGGTGTATCTGGGCGAAGCCGTCCACAAAGGGAAATCTTATCCCGGCGAGCACTCAGCCATCGTTGATCAGCCGCTTTGGGACGCCGCGCACAAAATTCTCGCCCAAGCACCCCAAAAACGGGGCAATGCAAGCCGTGTGCGCCAACCAGCGCTTCTACGCGGCCTTGTGTGGTGCGGGTGCTGCGGCTCGGCCATGACGCCATCCTGCACGAGCATTCGCGCGCGCGGCGTTTCCTATCGCTATTATGTTTGCGTCAAGTCGCTCAGAAACGGACGCGAAGCCTGTTCCATTCGCTCGCTTCCTGCCCAAGAGCTGGAAAGCGCGGTTCTCTATCAAATTAAAGCCGCTTTCAAAACGCCTGAATTGATAGCGATGATCGCTCAGTGCATGAGCGAAAGGGACAAAGGGAAACCCACAGTTACAAAGGTCGACCGCGAACGCCTTGTGCGCAAGGAACTCCAGAGTTTCGATGCTCTTTGGGAAGAACTCTTTATTCCGGAGCAACGCAAGCTGCTCATGCAAATCCTCGAACGGATCGAAGTTACCGAGGATGGCGTAAAATTACACCTTAAGAAAAACATTCTGGCTCAATGGGTCACGGAAGCGCAGCAAAATGAACACGGACACGATTGTTATTCTCCTGCCGCTTAAACCGAAACGCCGCGCGGGGCGAAAATATCTTGTCGCCCCCAATGGAGCGACAACGCCTGCATCGGGCACAACGCCGCAATTACAAACGATGCAAAAAGCTCTCGTAAGAGCGCATCTTTGGCGGCAAGAGATTGAAAGTGGCACATACGACAGCATCACGGACTTCGCCCGCAAAAACCGGCAGGATGATGCCTATGTGCTGCGGCAACTTTCGCTCACATTTCTTGCGCCCACCGTCGTCGAAGCCATCCTTGAAAACACCCAGCCGCGTTATCTGACCCTGCAGCATCTGTACAATTTGACGGCCTTGGATTGGAACGAGCAGGCTCAAAAGATTGCTATGGCTTGAGGTAGATGACCTTGCCTTCTTTCTCCGAAAACATAAGCCAAGGATAGACCGATCTTCTCCGTATATCGACACAGAGATATTTTGGTTGCACGTCCGGTTCAGGGGGATTCTGGGCAGTCTTCAATAGCGCGCGGGCGTCTATAAAAACGGGACTGTCGTCTCCCATGATCGGGTGCAAGGGATTTTCCCAATAAGCGATATCATCAATTCTTTGAACGGGATCGTAATCGCTGGCATTCACGGATTTTCGCTCAGCGTCCTTGTGAGCCTCATCAATCGTATTCGTGGTAAGAAAGCATGGGGCATTACCAAATAGCCAGAACCCTTTTTCGTCCGTCTTTTCGCCAATAACGGTGTGGGCCTCCGTTGCATTATTTAGTTCGTCATACAGCCCTAAAACCTCGTGCCAACGAAAGTACAGGCGCACGACCACCGGATCGTCATTAACCAT